ATCGGAAAGCTGATGAGCCTTGCCAAGGCGTTCAAGGCGTTCACGGAGTTGATATCCGGAAAGAAAGGTTCCGGTGGGGGTGTATCGGCTGCAGCGGCTTCTGGCATGGAGGCTATTACCGATGCTGCGGATAATGCTTCTGGTGCTATCGGAGGGACAGGTGGAGCTGCCAAGAAAGCGGCCAAGGATATCAAGGGAATGTCTACTGGAATTGATGAGTTAAATATCATCGATCCGGATACTGGAAGTGGCAGCTCTGGATCTGGGGGGGCAGGTGACTATGCTGCAGATGAGTTTGACATGGGTTCCCTTGATACTTCTGGCGTTGAGGAAGTCAGCAATAAGTACCAGGGATTAATTGACCGGGCGAAAGAATTAGCCGGATTATTTAAGACCGGCTTCAGCATTGGGTTCGGGGATATGTCTGTACTGGATAGCATCAAGCAATCCATACAAGGAATTGGTGTGAGTTTGAAAGGTATTTTCACCGATCCAGCAGTCCTGGCTTCAGCGGAGGAATTCGGAAACCGCATAGCTGTAAATCTTGGAAAAGTAACTGGAAGTATGGCTTCTATCGGCGCCTCCATAGCGGATAATCTGCTGGGCGGGATTAATAAGTTTCTAGAGCAAAACAGCGGTAGGATTAAAGAGTACCTGATATCCATGTTTGATATTGGGGGAAGTATTGCGGATATTGCTGGTAATTTTAGCGTTGCACTTGCAACAATATTCTCATCACTTCGAAGCGATAGTGCTAAGCAGATTTCTGCCGACTTGCAAGGTATTTTTGCAGAAGCTTTTATGGGCGTTACGGAGCTGGTCGGCAAACTGGCTAGGGATTTGCTTGATACGATTACGGCCCCCTTCATTCAAAACAGGGACCTAATTAAGAAGACTCTGGAAGATACTTTTTCCACTGTGGAGCCTATCTTCTCTGAAATAAAATCTATTATAGAAGAAGTCTTCACAAAGATCAACGAAACTTATGACACCCACGTTAAGCCTATGCTTGACTCTTTTGGGAAAGGTTTCACTGAAATAGCAACAAAGTTCCTGGAGCTTTACAATACCTATTTCCTTCCCGTACTAACCTATTTATCTGAGAAATTCCAAGATTTTAGAGAGCAATATCTGTCACCTCTGATTGATAAGTTCATGGAGTTTGCGGGGAAGACAGCTGATGCAATAACTGCGTTGTGGGAAAATGTTTTGCTGCCTTTTATCCTTTGGTTTATGGAGGCAGCGGCTCCAATTATAGCGGAATTTATTAAAAATGCTATTGATAGATTCTTCCTATTTTTTGAGGGTGTAAGCAAAGTTGTCGGAGATATTTTGACAGCTCTTGGCGGCCTTATGGACTTTATCGTTGGTGTGTTCACTGGGGATTGGCATAAAGCATGGGAGGGAATAAAGACCTTCTTTAACGGCATTTGGGATGCTATGAAAGGTATCGTCTCTCTCGCAATAAATACCATTAGCTCCATTATCAAGACCGTTCTTGATGTCATAAAAGGTATTTGGGAATTGGTGTGGAATGGTATTAAAACCCTTGCGTCAAACATCTGGGATTCGATCAAAAGCAAAGCCGCCGAAGTCTTTGAAGCGATCAGGGATAAGCTGTCTGAAATCTGGGACAGTGTGAAATCCACCATTGAAGACAAGTGGAACGCCATCAAGGAATGGTTCGGAGAAATCTGGCAAAAAATCAAAGATGTATTCAAGTTGGATGAAATGCTCCAAATCGGCAAGGACGTCATGAATAGGTTCTGGGAAGGTATGAAAGGTGTATGGAGTAACATTACGGACTGGCTGGGAGGAATTGCAAAGACCGTCGGGGAAGTATTTGATAAGGTTATTGATGGGGCAAAAAATGCGTTCAGCAGAGCCAAGGACGATGCAGAAGAAAAAGAAGATAAAAAAGATAAAAAAGGATCCTCCAGTTCAGGAAGTAGTAAAGGGTATGTAAATAGTGGTCCAGGTGTAAAGGGCCGTGCAACCGGAGGATTTCCAGAATCAGGAAGCCTGTTCGTAGCCAATGAAAACGGCAATCCCGAAATGGTGGGGAGCTGGGGAGGCAAGGCTGCGGTTGCCAATAACATGCAGATTACGGAGGGAATCACCAGGGCAGTGCAGTATGGCATGAGATCCGCCATTGCTCCGCTTGCTTCCAGCATGAGCGCCATTGTCAGCAATGCAACCCCGCAGCTGTCCCTGGTCGGCACTACCGGACGTAATATAAATACAGCAGATCAGGTCCAGGCAATGGCTGGCCGGGCTATGACCATGCCCACCGAGAACATGTCGGATCACTACCTGTCCCTCATGGTGGACCTTCTCCGGAAGATCATAGAACTGATTGAGGCCATGGATTTGACTGTAAATATTGATATCAGGGAGATTAAAAAGAAATTATCCGATCTGGACAAGAGAAGCGGTTTCTCTCTAAGAACAACTTAAGGAGGCGGTACACTATGGCAGTAATAACAATCAATGGCCGGGAGTTTCCGTCTCCCGACATTGGCGGGAATCTGGTGGTGGCAACGAATGTAAGTGACGGAAAAAGTGCCCTGGGGGAGTTTATAGGCCAGAGAGTGGGGAGAGATCAATACAAATTTGAGAACCTGCAATGGAAGTTTTTAGACGCTGCCACTTGGGCAGCTATGCTGCAGGAGTTTGATAAATTTGTTGTGACGGCAAGGATTCCAGACATGGTTCATAATTGCATGATGACAATACGCATGTATCCGGGGAACCGGACAGCAACCCCCATAGAATTTGATGCAGATGGACTTCCATCAAGGTACATGGACTGTAAGGTAAATATAATTGACTGTGGGGTGATTGAGTAGTGCAGCCAGCAAGTCAGAAATATAAAGAACTGATGCGCCGTGAGTTCAGGGATCCGTTTTCATATATCCGCGTAACCATCGGCCTTATTAATCAGCAGGCCCAGGCCAGCGCTTACGTCCCGGACAAAGAAAATTATGCTTATTACAGCAGTTTTAAAATGCCCCTGGACAATTACGAAGTTAAGGAGCTATATGCCACCTGTGACCAGGACTACACGGCGGTGGACGGCAGCATGTACTTCCTTCCAAGGGAGAGATCGGATGTGGTGCTCAATCAGGGCCTTGTCTCAAAGGATCTTCTTGGCCCTATAGAGATCCGGTTTCCGATTGAGTATGACATCAAAGGCTTAACGATTGAGTTTGGAAAAGCCTACCCAGTGGATTTTGTCATAGAATCCGATAACAACACGGTGGCAATCAAGGGTAATACAGATGGGCATTTCGTCACAGAGGAGATTTTCAACGGGGCAACGTTCCTGCGCTTTACCCCTTTGAGCATGATAAACGGCAAGAGCCGGTCCCGGATCCACATGGTAACTATGGGTATCGGTGTATATTTTGACAGCCGGAAGATCCTATCAGCTACCAAAAGGGAGCACATCAGCCCTATTATGGAAGAGCTGCCGACCATTGATTTTAATCTAACCGTAAATAATAAGGACCGGGCTTTTGATGTGGAGAACGTCAATAGCTCTGTAAACTTCCTGGAGATTGGTCAGGATATCACTGTTTTATACGGCCAGGAGCTTGATGACGGATCCGTGGAATGGTTTCCTGGTGCAACTGTTCAGCTGAAAGAATGGTCTGCCGATGATGAGCAGATGGAATTTTCAGCAACAGATCGTTTTGACGGCATGGACGGAACCTATTATAAAGGCCTATACCGACCGGAAGGGATCAGCCTGTATGATCTGGCGGCTGATGTGTTTTCAGATGCCAAGGTAGATTCCCGGTCCTATTGGATCGATCCTTATTTAAAGACCGTAAAGGTTTCCAACCCGATGCCGGTTGTCTCTCACAAGGAAGCCCTGCAGCTGATCGCCAATGCAGGCAGGTGCATTCTCTATCAGGACAGGAGTGGCAGCATCTTTTTACGATCCAGCTTCATTCCAGATATGGCGGCCAGTGGTGAAGAAGGGACGGAGTATAGCCAGGCCGGGAACATCTTAAAACCGGGAAAGAAAGCAGAATACGCTTCCTACGCATCAGATTTTACTAAGGCGGATGCCAGTCAGTATTTTATCACTGAACAGGCCCCCTATCTGGATATGGGATATGTCAGTCAAGCCATGAGCAGGGAGGACGGTACCTTTATAGAAAATCCCCGTGTTACAGTGCAGCTAGAAGCTTCCTTTACCTGTTTTGGAGTGCAGTTCCTTTTTGGTAGAAATCCTCCAGAAGAATTTGTTATACATACTGGCCTGTTTGGAGAACCGGTGGAAGATATTACAATCCGGGAGATCAGCCAGGAAACGATTGTTAGCCGGGAGTTTAAAACCTTTGACTGCGTGGAGATTGAGTTTATAAGAGCCAGACCACACAACCGGATCCTGCTGGATTACATCGGCTTCGGGGATGTGACGGATTACCGTCTGGAATATAGCCATGAGCTGACCAAGACCCCGAAAGGTATTCAGCAGGCCAAGGTGCGAGAGCTGCAGGTGATCCGGACTATTTACAATCAGGCCGGGGATAACAAAGAGCTGGGCAAAGAGACGATTGTAGTCACACCTGCAGAAAACAGGTATACATTCTACTTTAATAATGCGGCCTATGACTTATCCTGTACTCTGACAGAGCCGCAGGAGGGGCAGGAGGCTATTATCGTTGACAGCAGCAGTTATTATGCCACTGTGGAGATTACGGGGGCCACCGGCGCGGTAGAGGTTGTTTTGACTGGCCGAGAATACACGACAAGCCAGGCCAAGGTAAGCAGGCAATTAAACCCTACTGGCAGCCTGGAGACCTGGGAAAACCCCCTGGTGTCTGGCATGATCCATGCCGCTGACTTGGCTGAGTGGATCGGGAACTACATGAAAGCGGACCGGGAGTATGAGCTTCAGTACCGGGGAGAACCCCGCATCGATGCCAATGATCTGGCTTTTTTGGAAAACCGGTATATCCCCGATATGCTGATCCGGATCTATGACCATACCCTTAAATTTAACGGAGCGTTATCTGGATCAATCAAGGCAAGGAGGTATATGGATGTGGATACAACCTAAGATCTGGAAGAAAGAAGATCATTTTAATATAGAAGATTATAACCGGATCAAGAATAACCTTCAGGAGCTTCGGGCGCTGGCCGTTACCTTATATCCGGATTTTGCAATCAAGGAAATGGGACCTGATAAGGGCTATCAGGACTATAGTTTCTATGCAGACGAAATCAATACCCTGGAGGATAACCTTGGCCGGATCCGCGATAGCATCTATCCCTATTGGAAGGGGGAAACGGTGACATGGTACGAGAACCAGCCCTTTCCAGATTACCTAGCCTTAAATCGTATTGAGGGGGGCTGCCTGAAAATGTATGAGAACCTGATGGGACAATCCAGGGGCCGCCCTCGATGTACCTTCCATCTTGGCCGGGGGAGGTGTGCAGTATGTCGGTAAAGTATGCTAGAGCTGTTATAGATGGCGTTACCTACGAGCTGACGTTGGGAGAGGACGGTTCGTATCACGCTGTTATCCCGGCCCCCCAAGCTCCTGACACGGATTTGATGGAATACCGCAGTTATGCGGTCACCCTGCAGTCTGGTGACGTTGCTGGCAATATCACGATAAAAGGCAAAGACGATCCAGAGCTTGGTGGGGATCTTCGGCTGGTGGTGAAGGAAAATATCTTTATCACTACAAAACATTGGGAACCGCCTAATTACTTTAACGCAGTAGATTATAACCGGATCAAATATAATGTTTGTTACATCAAGCGAATTGCAGATACACTTTTTAACAGTGTGGAATTTATAAACATGGGTCCGGATAAGAGCTGGGAAGAATATCCAAAGCCGGAAGACTTCCAGGTGATTGAAAAGAATCTGAATTACATCTGCATAGCCTCTGGCCTTCCAGCAGATCAGTACAGTGTCCACCTGGAGAATAAGCCATTTTTGAGTTATGGAGAATTGAACCAGATAGAAGAGGCCTGCCAGAAGCTCTTTGACCGGCTATATGGAATCATGAAAGCCCGGAGAAGATTACCCATTTCATTAGGAAAGAGAGGAACTTTATGAGTGTTAAAACGGTACAGGCCACGCTCAATGGCCAGACCTACAATCTAACGTTGAACAGCTCCACAGGAGCCTATGAAGCAACCATCACCGCCCCATCAACGTCCAGTTATCCTTTGAGTGGACATTATTACCCTGTATCCATCAAAGCAGAGGATACGGCGGGAAACGTCACCACAAAGGACGCAACGGACAGTACGCTTGGAAGCAGCCTGCGGCTTACTGTCAAAGAAAAGGTGGCTCCGGTCATTACGATAACAGCCCCGACAGCATCAGCCTTGATAACCAATAATAAGCCCGCTATCACCTGGAATATTACAGATGATGATTCCGGCGTAGATCCTGATACAATTAAGCTAACCATAGATTCTACGGTTGTCACCTCTGGTATTACGAAAACCGCATCCGGAAAAGGATTTACCTGCAGCTATACGCCTCCATCAGCTTTGGCAGATGGCAGTCATACAATAAAGGCAGATGCATCGGACTATGATGGTAATGCAGCTTCGCAGAAAAATGTGACCTTTAAAATTGATACAGTACCGCCCACCCTAAACGTAACAGCTCCTGCCAATAATCTGATCACCAATCAGGCGGCCTGCACAGTGACCGGAAACACCAATGATGTGACTTCCAGCCCTGTGACCGTGACTGTTAAGCTTAATAGTGGATCCGCGGCTGATGTGACTGTGAATGGTGATGGTACATTTAGCAAACCACTCACCTTGGCGGAGGGGGCCAATACGATCACCATCGTGGCGAAAGATGGAGCAGGTAAGACAACTACGGTAACAAGGGCCGTCATCCTGGATACAGCAGCTCCGGTTATCTCAGAGGTGAGTCTGGTACCGAACCCAGTAGATGCCGGCAAGACCTTTGTTCTGTCTGTAAAGGTGACTGATTAAGGAGGGTCTATGGCGCAGATTGAGATCACAAGCGTAAATATAAGTAAAAATCCAGTGGCAGCGAAAGAGAACTTTGTAATCTCCGTCCGGGTGGGGATCTGGGCGGAGCATCATAATCGGCTGCCCTTTAAGTTAGGAGGAAAAAGAAATGGCATTAAAAACTGATTATAAAGATGATGGATTTGCCGGGAACAGAAAATACCGCATGATTACAAATGCAGATGGAACAATGAGCTTCGAAGATGTGACCCCCTATGATCCGGTAGGTGATAGTTTTGGGGCAAAAGATATTAATGATACGAATAAGGCAATCAATCGGCTTGATCACGTGACAGAGGCCACCTTGACTGCCGCAGGCTGGACCGGTAGTGCAGCCCCGTACACGCAGACAGTAACGGTTGCAGGAGCCACGGCGGAGATGGAGGCTACGGTAGTAAGTGCTTTGGCAGATGGAGCCACAGAAGCAGTCCAAAAGGCATATAGTAAGGCCTTTGGGATTATAACAAGTGGTACGGCCTCCCTGGGGGCTGGTACTGCCTTATTTAAGGTATACAAAAAGCCGACTACGGATATCAAAATCGGTTTGAAAGGAGTGTAAGGTATGGGAAAGATATGGATGCCGGGAGGTGGCGGCGGGGCTGACCTGGATGTGATAACGGCTGGGGTCGGTGATGTGCTGGCTGGGAAAGTGATTGTTGATAAAGATGGCAATCCAATGCCCGGAACGTTGGCATTAAGCGGAAATGCATCAGACGATCAGGTATTAGCGGGAAGGTCTTATTACAGTATGGACCCTAAAAGCAAGCGAACAGGATCCATGCCTAATTATAGTGGGACCCCTACCGCAATAGATGCAATTCGGATTAATAATAATAGGTTTGAGGTGGCCGTTGCAAGAGGTTTTCATGGGTATTCATGGGCAAATAATGGGTATGAATATATGAGTTACGATCAGGTTGCTAATGCAATAGGTTTGACTCCTGCAAAACTGAAAAAAGGTGAATGGGTTTGCGGAAGAACCGGTACGTTTGAGGGATATGTACCTGGCGTTCAGGATTTATATTATAGAGGGAACAATGTTGCGGGATGGTCTGGAGCAAAAGTGACATTGGATTCCGGGCAAATATCAGTCAACTCAAGTGCAGATATAAGAACCTCAGTTAACGTAAATCTCTCTGGTAAAAATTATCTAAATATAGAGGGGTATGCTGAAAATGATGGGAACTATTATGACTTTTATATTAGCACAAATAATGGTTCTTCATGGACTCAGCTTTATAAAGTAGTTCTTGTTAAGGTATCTGGCTATTATACACTTAGCATAAGTGTATCGCCTTTTGAAATGACAGGCTTATTAAGGCTTTATTTAGATAGATTCAATATAAAAGGCGCTATTTATAGAATTTGGTTGAGTTAAGGAGGAGTTTAAATGAAAATATATGTAAATGAACAAAATGAAATATTATCATTAGATAAAGAACCAAGTTATTTCAAAGAAGTCTATGAAGTTGTACAAACAAGAAATGCAATGTTTGGAAACTGGTGCGATACCTGTATATGTGCCCACAAATACGAACCTCAGTATGAATTTCTCTTTAATGATGATGGGAGCAATGCCAGAGACGAAAAAACTGGCGAGCTACTTTATAGGCTTGATGAACGAGGAAACAAAATCCAGAGTGGTTATGCCTGTTATCCTTTTGTAGATTACCGTACCCTTATGTTGATTCAAAATCAGTATGAGGAATCCCAGAAGCAGGTACAGGTCCTTAACGCTCAGATAGAGTACCTGTCCATGATGTCAGGATATGAAATGGAGGTATAAAACGATGAATAAATTTGAAAAGGTGAAAGGATTTTATGAAGCAAGTCTATGGTCCATTGGAATGGTGTGGAATGCTGTAGGCCGCTGGATCACTGAAAAAGAATACCTGGATATCACCGGGAATAAGTATGAGAAAGAGTGAGGAATATGAGAATGAAAAAAGAAGCCCTTTGTATGGTAGTGGGAACTGTGGGAAGCTTCATAGCGTCATTGTTTGGGGGCTGGGATACCGGGATCGGTACTCTGGTCCTTTTTATGGTAATTGATTTTCTTTCCGGATTGGCCGTAGCCGGAATCTTTAAGAGGAGTACCAAAACTGAAACGGGAGCCCTGGAATCAAAAGCCGGCTTTAAAGGGCTCTGCCGCAAGTGCATGACCCTTCTGTTTGTTCTGATTGCCTACCGTCTGGATCTGGCTATCGGAACCAATTACATACGGGACATGGTGATTATAGGATTCATGGCAAACGAGCTGATCTCCATCGTGGAAAATGCCGGACTCATGGGTCTGCCGCTTCCTGCAGTTCTGATCAAAGCCATTGATGTGTTAAAAAAGAAAGCAGAAGCAACAGAATAACTTGTTGTAACAGGGTAACTTTTGGGCATGGGATAATCCTGGGCCTTTTTTAATTGGAGGGAAAATATGCAGATCAAGAAATTACTTTCACCTTATAATTATAATACTGGAAATACGGACCGCATTAAGTACATTGTGATCCATTATGTAGGAGCCTTGGGAGGAGCAGAAGCAAACTGCAAATATTACGCCTCTCAGTACATTGGTGCCAGTGCTCACTATTATGTTGGATTTGACGGGGAAGTTTGGCAGTCCGTTGAGGAAAAGGACATTGCATGGCATTGTGGGGCAAAATCATACATCCACCCGGAATGCAGGAATCAGAATAGTATTGGTATTGAAATGTGTGTAAGAAATAGCAGCGGAAATCTGGCTGACACAAGCCGGGACTGGTACTTTGTGGACGCTACGGTAAAAGCAGCGATCGAGCTGACAAAGGAGCTGATGGAGAAATATAACATACCTGTG